TCCATTGTTGCTCTCCTCGTTTAAAAGCTGCGGTGTCGATTGATAGGTGACACCCGAATTGATTGCTACTTTACGAGGCTTCTGACTTTCAGGGATTATTACTTCCAATGCGATGGCGAGTAATCCGTTCCTGAAATCAGCTCCCATTACTTCAACATACTCCGACAGACGGAACTGGCGTTCAAATCTCTTCGTCGAAATGCCTTTGTGAATATACTCTCTAGTGTCGTCTACTGACCCTCGAATGCTAAGTGTACGGTTCTTTACTTCGATCTCAAGTTCGTCTTCCGAGAATCCGGCGACTGCTAACTCGATTAGGTATTGATCCTCTCCCGTCTTTAGAATATTATGCGGGGGGAACGTATCACCCGAGTGTCGTGCGACCCTGTCTAGTTCGTCGATCATGGTTTCAAATCCGACGAATGCTGAACGTGGGAACAGTTGTTTTGCTGTTAATGTCATGTTGTGACTCCTTAAAATTAAGCAAGTTTAAAAAAGAGTGCCCGATGATTCGGCACACTCGTTACTATATATACGAGTTATGAGTAGAAAAGTAACATATAATTTGTGAATATATCACTCATCTTGTAAATCATAATCGCTATCATCTATCTCTATAATAGGGACAGAATCATCAACTAACACGACCGTTTCGTTTTCGATCATGTCAATGATTTCTTTCGTTACATTTATATCCATTTGCAAAAAAGACATTCTTTGATAGCACATGGCTAAATGTTTACGGTAAAATTCTAACTCTTTTTCTTTTTCCTGTTTTTTCGTCGCTACTTTAGAAAGTGAAATTACATTATTTTTCTTCTTATTCGACATGTTATGTCCTTAGTAGTACATTGATGGATCAGGACTCCCCTCTACGCCAAATGAAAATGATACACGGGAAATCTTTGGAAACACTTGGTGATGTGTTCCTCTTGGTAAGTATACATACATCCCCGGCTTGAAATCAAACGGTTCGTTATTATTAATGCCTTCTACTCTTAGACCGACAGTACTAATAACTTGAACTAGAAATACGTCCATTGAATCTTTATGCCAAGGGTAAGACCCACTATCACGACCAAACCCACTAAAAGCAATGTTAGTAATTTTGTTTGCGTGAAGAGTAAATACCTCTTGCATTTCCTCATATATCTTCTTTGCAAAGTCCGGTGCACTACCGCGACTATGAAAAGAGTTAAGGCCAATGCGCATTTTATCTGAGTTACGATCGTATAGATCTTGTGGATGCGAGTCCATCATATTCATGAACTCGTTCCAGTTATATGTTTGCTCCATATCAAATGGTAGCTCACCGATAAAAGGAGTTTTAGATTTTATCTCCTCATCACGGTCATCAAAAATTCCATAATAATCTGACATTATCAGCTGTTTCCAATGTTATATTTTGGTTGCAGATTCCACTTAGACTTCTCTTTGTAAGAGATAATCTTAATCTGTCTCATAGGCGCACAGTCACGTGCGACATCTTTATTTACAATGCTCACAAGACCCCAATCTTGCAAAAGGGTTGCGATTGTGTTACGACGTTCCATATCTGAAACTTCTAAATTTGATTTTTTGCCGTCCAATAAAAATAACTCCTTAAAATGGACGATAAAGTACCTACCCTGCTTGTGCAAGATATGGCATGATTGAAATAAGGTGTTGTCTCTACGCGAAGCTACACCTATACGCGTTAATGTTTCTCTGACCTTTAAAAAGTCATCTGGTTCTGCCAACGTGATTTCTAACATCATGTCGGAGCTCCACTGAACTAGATTATTCTCTTCCACCTCTGGATACCTTTTCCTTAATTGTTCTTATTTGTGCTTCTGTTAAGAGCCCTATTACTTGTTTTGCTTTTGATTCACTATAGTCAAAATATTCCTTAATACAATCCAAGTCGGCTCGTTGTTCAGGTTTATCCCATTTAGAAAATCGTTTTTTGGTTCTGACAATATTTATAAGAAAATCGTATTGCATCTTAGAATCTACATGATGCAATCTATTCATTTCATTGGACATAAACACAGTGTCCGGAAAATATGACAGTGAACGATTAACTACAAATGCATTGTAATTTTGTTCATTGTCTGGATTTTCGTCAATCAAATTTACCTTGGTCTTGTTTATAGTGTTTAGAAAGTCAAACGGATTCACGCCTTGACCTCTACGTTTGCCATGACCTCAGTGAGACAGGCGACCAAGTTGAGTTCGTGATCCGCCACGAACGCATTCTTATACTGGTAGTCCGCAAGAATCAATACAAGTTGCGGAATACTGTTCGGGGCCACATGATCATACATTCTATCATAGAGACCACGAAACACCGACGCAGGTTCTACGTCGATATTATTTACTACCCATGTTCGCATCTTCTTGAAATTCTTATCGCGAATTGCGGTGAAGAGTGCAGTATATGAGTCAGATATATCGGCACTAGCCGGCACTGGCATATTCAGTGTACCAGATATAGAGCCGCGTTGACATTCATTCAGTACACGTCGCCAGTCTGGAGCGTGTCGCATAATAATCTGTGCAACCGTGTCGTTATCGAACTCAACACCTTCAGATGTTAGAATCGTCTTCAGGCGACCCATGAACTGTCCGCACAACTGCGCCATAGTTTTCTTGTCGAAGTTAAACTGATACTTCGAACACCGACTGTGCAATGGTTCAATAATTCGATTCTCAAAGTTGCAGGTCATGATAAATCTGCAGTTTTTCGAGAACTCCTCAATAAATCCGCGCAACGCGGGTTGTGTAGATTGTGGGTTGAGATAATCCGCCTCATCTAGAATGACAACCTTGTACCCACCCGACAGGGACACCGAAGAGGCAAACTGCTTGATCTTCCCACGCAGGGTATCAATGTTGCCTTCTTCTGATCCGTTGATTACGATATAGTCTAGATCCAGTTCCTCGCATATGGCGCGAGCCACTGTGGTTTTACCTGTACCCGCACTACCGGCAAACATCATGTTGGGTAATTCTCCACCAGCCACAATGTTTTGAAAAGTAGTTTTTAGTTCATCCGGTAGGACTGTTTGGGATACAGTAGTAGGACGGTATTTCTCAACCCATAAAAACTCATTGCTCATTTGTACCTCATAATATAAAAAAATCAAGTTATATGACATTATACTACAGTACTAGTCATTTGTAAATGATTTCTATAATTTATTTATGCGATTGCAACACGTAAAAACAATCGATTTTTACGATATAAACAATCGATAAAATTTATAAACGCCCATCTGCATAGGCGTGATTCACTTTAGCATGGTGCATCTCATCACGACGGACGCACTTAATCATATCAGAGAGCATTGCACCCTCTTTCAATTCACTGTAGTATTCAATTGCAATCTGTGGGGCAGGGACATCTTTGATCTCTCCAGCCTCGATCAGTTCCAAATAGTTTGTGTAACTTTGTACCGCTTCCTGTTCAAAGTATCCGGTCATACGATGTGCGGTTCGGGGGAATAGAATAAACATTATCAGATAGTAGTGCCAGAAGATGAACTGTGCAATAATAATGATAACACGTTCAACAAACCAAGGTTGAATGATCTCCATAAAGAACATCAAGTGTTTACGTTCATTTTCTGCTTCTGCGAGCATTTCATGTATTTTTGTACCGTGACCTCTTTTCAATCCGCGTAGGCTGTAAAGGTGTGTCATCATACCTGCAACCATGCCTGGCACACCCGCAACTGTTTCCAAAACAAGTGCACGGTGACCATAACGCTTACGGAAAAACAAATCCGCGAATACACGAAAAAACGCAGTCATAGACCGCGCAAATAAATCTGATATTTTGGTGGATAACGTCACAACCTCTCCTAGTGGTGGTGCCGCCAGAGAGAATCGAACTCCCGACCTACTGATTACAAATCAGTTGCTCTACCTGCTGAGCTATAGCGGCTTGTGCCTTTTAGATTTTCTTTTTTCTGTAAGACTCCTTACTATGTATATGCGAGTGAACGCTACAAAGGATATTCCTACAGTTAAAATTGTGGACAGTATCAGTGGATCTGTGATTCCCCATTGAACAACTACTAACCATGTGTAGAATATATTTAGAGGATAATTAATTATTGTCCCCATACCAACATGGATAGAAGTTTCTCGAGCGATATCTCGATCCCACTTAATCATAAAGCGGCCTCTAGAGTCAAACTAGTCATAATATAAAAAAAGATCACTCAAAAGATTAGGAGAGAAGTAATAATGACTCTAGAGACCAAAGCGTTACTCAGTTTCTTCTTCAGCAGCCTCGGCGTGTTGCTTGGCAACTGCTTCATAAAGTGCAACCACTTGGATTGCTTGATCGCGAAGTTGACCAATAGTAGTCAACTCTTCGCCTTTAAACCCACCGCGTGTTACTACAGTATCGACAACCGCAACGCAAGAACGCGCAACACGATTGGCAAGGTCATTCAATTTTGCTTGTTCGTCAGTCATTTTATGCTCCGTATGTTGATGACTTTTCAAGTGCAATAAAGTATTGCGTATTAGAATTAATTGATCGGAAGTGAGAGATCAACTTAGTTGAGATTGACACCTCGTAATCTTCACCCATCAACTTCATGTTATTTACACCCATAACAAAGTTAAAGTTCTCATCCATAGGGAACTGACCCTCAACCAAAATAGAGTATGAGTTAGACGTAGAATCTTCTGTATCAACCACAGAGATCTCAATTGAATTTCCGGAAGGACGGATTGAGATATTGTCGTAGCCAAGCGCAGAAGATGCACGTTTGATCTTACTTAGGGTTTCGTTAGTGAGCAAAAATTTAACCTCACACTCAGGCATGACGATATCTTTCTTAGGCGCAGACAACATCTCTGGATCTGAATAGAAGTACTTCACTGAGGACAAACCACTGCCATCAGAAACAGTGCAGTAATTTTCAGCAAATGTGATAGACGGATTGTCTACAAGAGACAAGACCGAAAGAAACTCTGACAAGTCATAAATGCCAAAAGTGTTTGGGAAAGTTTCCTCGATCTCCGCACGAGATACGATATTCTTTGCGATAGACATGGTCTTCAACACGTTACCGCCGTTGACGACAATGTTTGGATTAATTGTCGAGAAGTTTCGCAGGATCTCGACAGTCCGGCTAGATAATTCCATGATGGTTTTCCTCAGTTAATATGTTACACATTATATAATAATATGTCCTGTTTGTCAAGTAGACTCTCGCATTCTGCTGAAGTTTTTCTCTTTGACAAATGTCAGTTTACGTTCGAAGTGTGCGTCTTCAAGCTCAGTCTTGTGAGATATCACAAACACGTTGGTGTCTTCTTTCAATGTATCGATGATCTTCATGAGATTGTCTACACCCTCACCGTCGAGCGATGAGTCAAACGTTTCATCCAGTATCAACAGGTTAGTCGATACAGAATTCTTCATCTTGGCAATCTGTCGCCAAGTAAATAATAGAGAGAGGTCAATACGCTGCTTCTCACCTTCAGAAAACGAATCATACGAAAACGTGTCGCGGTATCGTGATCGAATGGTCTCACTGAAACTGTCGTCCAGTTCAAAGTGAACAAAGAAGTCTAGAATCTGCAAATACTGATTGGTCAGCTCATTGATTACAGGAACATACTGACGGATGATTTTGGTCTTGATACCAGTGTCTCGCAACAGCTCTGACGCAACACGATTATATGATGCACGTTCGTTCAGCAGAAACTTAGTGTCGGTTAGTTCATGTAACTCTGTGTCTAGTTCAGTGAGATCAGAGTTAGCCTGACCCATGTCACCGTCATTCTCTGACATTGCAACCAAGTCTTGTTGAATCTTATCGATCGATCTCTGCAGACGACTGATAGTCTGATTGTTATTATTCAGAGTATTTTGGTCTGCAAGACAACTCGACATCTGTTCTTCTAGAGAATCGATCTCTGTCTGATACTGTTGCTGTTTCTCTTCTGCCTGATCCATCGCAGACTTCAGTTCCTTTGCCTTTGTTGTAGCTGCATCTTTCTTACTACGACGCACTTCTTCTGCGATGTCTTGATCGCATGTCGGGCAGTGTTCGTGGTCATCAAAAAACTTTGCTTCTTTGACAACAGACTTTACCTGAGTTTTAAATTGAGCATAGTACTGTTCCAACTTCTGCTTGTTGGCACGGACATTGCGTAATGTGTCTGTGATGGTAGGTAACAAATTATTGACGGTCTCTGAGAGAGTACTATTGGCTGCATTGAGATCTGTAATCTCCGCTAGTAGTTCTGCAATCTCAGATTCTTTCTCTTTACGTTGTTGCGTATTGATAGCAGTCAGATCCCGAATGTACTTCTTCTGCGCATTGATCTTGGTCTTGACCACTTCGATGGAATGGTTGTTGTCCTCAAGCTCGCTTTTGAGGAGAGAGGTTTTCTCCTTGAGTATCACATTCATTTTAGAAAATATGTTAATATCAAGAAGGTCTTCAATTACGTCACGCCGAGAGGTTGAGTTGAGTTGCATGAACGGAATAAAAGACGACGAGCCGAGGACAACAATTTGGTGGAAACTCTTGTGAGACATCTGTAAGACATTCTTCTCAAGAATTTCTTGATATTCACGTGCGTGTGAACTCTGGTTGATCATGGTACCATCTTTCCAGATTTCAAATTTGGCAGGTTTGATACCACGCACTACACGGTACTGTAAACCGTTAACGGTAAAGGTAACCTCAGTTACACAGTCTTTATTATTAATTGTATTAATCAATTGATTCTTAGTAATCTTCCTGTGTGCCTTGCCGAACAATGCAAACGATAGTGCGTCAAGCATCGTGGACTTACCTGCACCGTTTTCACCAACGATAAGATTGGTGGAACAGTCAAGAAAATTAATTTCATTAAAGTAGTTACCAGTCGAAAGAAAATTCTTCCAACGTAAAGTTTCAAATTTTATCATGCAATTTCTACAGCTTGTGCTTCTACCATTAATTCGGATACAACATTCTTGATGCGATCCTTATCTAAGTCTGTTTCGACTTCTTGGATGTAATTATAAATTAAAGTTTCTGTATCGTCAACCCTTAGATCTTCATCTGAGACATTTTCACCACGAAACTCACGAAAGTCTTCGGCTATCTTTAATTCATGGATCTTTTGTTGCTGAATGCGTTCGACATAACGCTCGAACTTCTGTATATCAGAACGATTGTTTACAATCAGTTTTACGAATTTACCATCGAGATATGATAAGTCTTCAAAATACTTGACAGTGTCTTCGTCATAGTAAATCTTGTGAAACATCGTCACTGTGTTCTGAACAGGAATTAGTTCGCGAGTTTCTGTGTCATAGATGTGGAAGTACTTAGAGTCATGAGCATCATTCCAAAAGAACTCCATCTGTGCGCCAAGATAATGAATGTTGCCTTTACTTGACTTAGTATGGAAATGTCCAGATAAAACAGTCTCAACCTTCTGGAGTGGTCTTGGGTCCATAACTTCTTTGCAGACTAGACCCTTGTCCATCTCAAATCCTGCCAACTCGAAGTGTCCGCCGATGACATCAGCACCACAGTTATCTAAAAATGTCAGTATCTCTTTTTCGTTCTCAGGACATATCCAAGGGACAAGACCGAATTTAACACCATCGTACTCACGAACAATCGGGTCCATTAAGATATCAACCTCATTCATGTAGTGACCCATCAACTCTTTGAGTGAGTTCAAACCGTTAGTGTTTTTGTAGTAGACATCGTGATTGCCTGGTATAATGTCCATATGAATATTATACTCACGCAACTTGTCTAGGAAGATTTGACGGTTGTGACTCAGCGCCTTGAGATTGACTGTCTTACGGTTATCGTAGTAGTCACCAAGGTGCAGAATCTGTGTGATATTGTTTTCTAGCAGATAGGGGAAGAACACCTCACCATAGAAACGTTCTTGATACTGCATAAAAATGTCGGAAGAATTACGACACCCACAGTGGGTATCATTCAAAATAGCGATCTTCATAAGGTGCTCAACTCAACTTATATAAAGATTATTATACTACAAACCAAGGGGTTTGTCAAATTAATCTTCAATCCATTCCGATAAGTCTGAGTCAACATTCACCGCACGACGGCGTCTTTGTTTTTCTTCCTTTTCATAAGCCTTAAACTCTGTATCTGCTGCACGAACAATATCAATTCTTTCTCGTAAGACATCTATGAAACGAGATGACATATCCTCAGCATCACCCGCTTCTACGTGTCCAAGAAGTTCCTCGATATTAACTTCACTCATCCACTTGAGTTTAATGTTTTGTTGTTTCTTTTCTTTCTCGATTCTTCGCAGGAACGCGAACCATGAAATCTGAGTAAAGTACGCGAACGCGTTTGGGTTGCCACTACGCGTGGCTGCTTCTATATTATAGTTCTCGATTGCCTTGAGCATATTCTCAACAGCATCCATAACCATTTCTTCACGATAGGTATAGCGAACAAAGTTTGCTTTATGCGAAAGACCCTCTGCAATCTTTAAAAAGCATGACGCAATATAGTCTGGTACAACAGGAACAGGTTGTTCGTTTGCTTTTGCTGCTCGAACATCGGTGCAGTATTCAACGACCGCCTGAGAGAACTGTTTGTTGCTTACATAATGTGGTTTTTCTTTCGCTTTCATAATATAGAGTACCGCCTTTAATTTAAGGGTAGATTATAACAAATATCACATTGTTTGTCAATGCCCTTGACAGATCGTAATTTGTAGTGTATAATCTAGCTTAACCCAGCTAGGGATAATATAGCATTTAGTTGATGGACATTCCCGATACATCGGAGTCCATGAAATCATCATTTTTATCCATCTCATCTAGAAAATCATCCAGTGATAATGAATCTTTAAAGTCATCTTCTAATCTTTGTGCCTCATCGGTTTCGATGTAGGCAGCCATTTCGCGCAATGCATTCTTGTATTGCACAATCATTTCATCTGCAGGTACTGCAATTGACATTACTTTGTCAATAAATACCATCATCACATTCAATGGTGTGTCTTGATAAACCATAAATGTTTTAAATGCAAAATACTTAGTACCATCATTCATTGTTTTAGGCATTAGACTTAGTGCATTTCTTACAATGAATGATTCTTTATTTTCCTCAATAAGCTCACAAACTAGTTCTTCACCTGTTACCAATTTCAAATGTTTAATCGAAGAGGGTGTCTCCAGCATTATCTTCTACTCTTGTAGGTTTTAAATTTATGGGATAGATTTTATATCTAAACCCTTCTTTAGTATATATCTTGATTCTTTCTGCACTGTGCTTCAAGGTAAAATTCTTATGAGATTTGACATGGAGATCATCAGCGATATCAATAAGCCGAGTACTCCTACCATCGTCAGACTGACGAAGGCCACGACCAATTGATTGGAGGACTTTAACTTGAGATTTGGATGGTGTCGCAAATATAATATTATGCAGGTTGCGGATGTTGATGCCAGTGCTGAAAGTGCCAAGAGAAGCGACAATAATAGCGTCATTTTCTTTTTCTACGATCCCTCGTATTTGTTCTCGATCTGAGGCGTCTACTTCACCAGATACGTAAAAAACTTTACGTCCTTTTGGTGCAAGGCCTTTGATCATATCATACAATACCTTTCCGTGTTTCTCTACAAACTGAAACATTACTAGGGTATTCCCCGTTTGATCCAACGCAACTTTGCTGATAAACTTATTGCGTGGCTCGTATGTGACAATGTAATCAAGTTCGTCTTGATAACTTTTGTCTTTCATCATGTGGCAGATATCGTTGTGGTATCGCAACAAGAGAATAGAGATGTCCAACTCTGCAAGCTCTTTTGTCTTTTGCAGTTCGACTGTACGGGTAACAGTGAGTGTTGGACCAAACAGTCCTTCTAAGACCAGTTTGTTTGTTTCGGTACCGTCAAGAGTACCAGTAAGACCAAATCGATATTTGGCGTTAATGCATTTGTCCATCATTGTAGTGAGAGACTTTGCTTTGAATAGATGCACCTCATCACCAAAGACTGTACCAAACTGTTCGAACCAATCTTTGCCGAATTTGTAAATGGACTGCCATGTGGATATGATTACACGTTTGTCGGTATTCTTTTCTTTACCTGAGTAGATGCGATGACAGAACTCATCTACGTCATATCCGTAGTCTTCAAAATCCTTGTACATCTGTTCTACGAGAGAAGTAGTCGGTACGACCACTAGAATTTTTTCATCAGTGACCTCAAAACAGTACCGAAGAAGATTATATATGATAAATGATTTGCCGCTGCCAGTAGGACTAAGCAGAATACAGCGTCGATGCTCAATGCCGTGTGAAATAGCTTTGTACTGATAGTCTCGAGGCTTGAAGGGTGCATCAAGAAGAGATAAAAACTCGACCAGAGCAGGATGATCGATGTCTTCTCTAAACGACGGAATTCCATACGTTTCATGTTCAAGTATCTCTAGTTGGTAGAACCTGTCCGCACAAAAGCGGCGCAGGTGTTGATACAGCCCCACATTCATTTGTTTGGTCACTGTGTTGTAAAGTTTGACTTTACCGTCCCAGTGACGTGACTTATATGCTGGCATGAACTTGTAGCCAGGTACGAAAAACGAGAAGTACTCGCGCAACTCGTTCTCTTGTGCAGGATGAGCTTCCACCATAAAGTGAGAGTAGTCCTTCATCCTAATGCGTATCTTGTTATCCACCAGCCTCGAATCGACGATAATCAATCATATTCTTGATCGTCGAATGCCTCCACTTAATCATATTAAGAATATCCGTAAGACTATCTATCTGTGTTTTAAGTGCGACAATCTTGTCTTCGGACTGCTGAATTTCAGGGTCAGAATCATAGTAGTAATCCATCTCACCCTTCAAAATTTTTAGACCATTGAACGGATCGGGATTCCATCCCTTTTCTTCCAGTTCACTCTGGTCCATCTTCCCGTTATAGTACAGCCACTTGTCCTTTAACAGAACTTTCTGTGCCGACTCTGCACGACGCAACGACAGCTTGGTAACTGTCAGATACTCTAGATACTTAGCGTGTAGACTAGGAATCTGTCGTGATGTTTCATCTAATTGATGGATAGGGATAACGGAATCCTCTTCCCACTCTTTCAAAATACCTTCAAGGTTTAACATTCAATACCCTATAAATTGCAGACGTAAATATACCAGTTAAGTATATTATATCACTCATTAGTGATGTAGTCAATACAATCTTGCCAATAATCTTTATTATGACCAAGAACATAGCTCAGAGTCATACGATAACAATTAGTTCGAGCCGCGTGATACACGACATCGCCTGAACCATATTCACCAAAGTAACCCGCCTTCAACTGCCAACCGCGTATATCGGGTATGGTGATCACTTCTTTGCTGTTTGGTTCGATATATTTAAACCATCCGTCACCCTTTTCAGACCAAGTAAAGATAAGGTTGAATGCAGCTGCATTTGCATTATTATGCCACCCGATAAATCCATCTGGTGGGTAGAGAGTAGACAGTGCACTTGTTTCCAAACCAAGCTCTGTCTTCATTTTCTCATCCAGTTGAGACCACGTCTTTGCATACTCTTCAGGATGCGTTCCCTCATAAAACTCTTTCTTGATGGGATGACAGACAGAGTTCTCGGCAGCACCTAGATGGTCACGACCCATCATCACTATGCGGTGCATCTCTTCGTCGCCCGTATAGTGGTCCGCCATACCAACCATAGACTCCACGAGTATTCGGTTGGTTTTTTCTGGCTGATAGAGTTCACGATAAGTGTATCGAAACTCTTCTAAAAGATCAAGAACCGATGAGTTCCTGATCTCATACTTTGAAAGAGACATCTTACTCGTTATCTACCAATCCAACAGCAGTTCCTCCAAAATCATTGATAATGTTACCGTATTGATCGGCGACCATTGAAACTTCGTGAATGTCATTTCGTGTTCCTTGACCCATCCAGTGTTGGCCTTTTGCGCTAAACTGCGCCATAATATCTCCTTAAATAAATTCAAACTCAGTAAATCTAAATGTCACGTCAAAAGAGATGTACGCGACATCACCAATAGTCGATGTAAGTTCAACTGACCCCAACTGTGTTGGAATTGCATTCTTGTAACGAATCTTACCGCACGAATTGTTATGGCTGTTCAGAATGATAACTGTCACGTCGTGGTTTACGGTCTCACCTTTCTTGTACACACACTCTTCCAACCAAGCTTGCATTTCTTTGTACGCGGATAAGTCTTCATCAAGTATCAAATTTATCGTTAAGTCACCGTAGTTGATAGTGTCACCCGACAGAGGCAACCCTTGTATTCTAGGAATACCTAATTCCACAGCATTTACTGTAGAGCCTGGGTGTGTGACCGACTGGGAAAAGAACTCAAGATTTGCGTACTGCTCGCGCTCGATTATAACGCGAAAACCCGTTGGTTGCAAAAAATTCTTGTTGTCTGTTAAACTCATGATAAGTCCTCTATATCCCTTTATTTATACGCATAAAAAAGGGACTCTGTTGAGTCCCTTCCATTCCTTTCTATATTAGACAGTCCACTTTACGCCACGGTAAACTCTTTCACCTGAAGCTTTAGGTGACTGTTCTAGGTCTTTACTTGTCCAAGACACGCCGCGATAAAGACCCGATAATTGTGGAGATCTTTTCTCGACGACTTTGTTTTGAATTTTAACACCTCTATAGTATGTAGCCATAACATCCTCCTTAGTTAAAAGTTAGATGCGTTCCTTCGGTATAATCACCTACTTCCGTCTCTTTCGAGATGAACGAAGATGCGTTCCTTCGTCTAAAGACTACTTCCGTCTATATTGTGAATATAGATGAACGGATTATTATTTATAAAAAAAGGGAGTCCGAAGACTCCCCTAAAATGACTAGTGAACTAGTTCTTTTTATTATGCTAGGATGTTGTCTACGCGGAAGATGCGGTAGTACTGGTTAGTACCAGCAGTTGCATCGATGTCGCGTGAAGAACCATCTAGAGCGCCTACGAATGGATTCGCAGCCATGCCATAACGAGTCTTGAACCCGATACGTGGCTGGAAATCATTCTCGCCCACTGCCTTGACCATCTGTAGTGGTACGTATGGGCAGTAGAACATACCTGCGTCATATGGGTTAGTACCCTTATAACCTACTGTACAGTAGTTGGTAGTTGCATATGGATCGATGAATACACGTAGACGACCGTTTAGAGTACCAGCGAATGTGTTACCAGTGTCGTCGATGTTCATGCCAGCGCCTGGCGTGTAGTCTAGCTGACCAGAAGCTGCAAGAGCAGTCGCAACGTCAGATGAACATACGATGATGTTACCCTTACCACGACGTGTTTCTTTTGCAATTACGTTTGCTTCGCGTTCGATCTGCATTGCAAGACCCTTGAACTTCTCAGCAGACCAACGACCATCAGCATCTGTTGATAGGTCGAATACGCCTGGTAGCGCAACGTTAGAAGTCTGTACACCCAACTTAGCTTGGAAGTTGATTGAACGTACGATTTCACGGTTGATCTCTGCTAGGATTTCTGTAGACAGAATGTTTGCTAGTTCTGTCTCAGCGTCAAGACCGTGAATTGCCTTCAAGTCCTGCGCTAGTTCTAGAGAGTACTCAGCCTTTAGTGCACGTGACTTTGCAGTGACGGCTGTCTTCTCGATCGTGAAGCCCATCTCTTGGAAAGAGCCTGTATCACGACCTAGACCTTCTGCCTTTTCTGTAGACATTGGACGACCGACTGCGTCAACAACACGACCGCCTGCTGAATCGAATCCAGACATGCCTGAACCGTCAACGTCCTGACCTAGAGTACCAGCGTCACCAGAGAATGCAGTTTCTGCTTCGTCTAGACCTAGTGCCTCTGTACCAGATGGCTGGTAGTTTGACTTCATCGCGAAGATTAGACCAGTTGGACCAGACATTGGCTGGACACCACATAGGTCATATGCCATTAGGTTTGGCATTGCACGACGTACTAGTGAGATTAGGATTGGATCCCAGTTTGATACCTGGCCACCAGCAACGCTATTAGTTGGACCAGTTTCTGTTAGAAAACCACCCATTGCAGCACGCTCTTCAGTCATTGCACGCTCTTGGTTTTCTAGGATAGCAGCAGTAACTGCCTTACGGTGATGATCAGTGATTTGACCAGCAGATTCTTCGTTTAGAACTGGTGCCCACTTCTCAATCAATTGATCGAATGAATTGTTCATTGTTAGATTCCTTATTTCTTAGAGGTTTTACGTAGAGCACTCAAGTAGTTATTCATCGATGGTGATACTTCTACTTCTTCTTCAGCTTCTTCTGAAACTGACTCTTCAATCTGCTCTGGAATTTCTTTCGAGAAGTATGATTCCTTGACAGTATTAATCTTCTTAGCGAACGACTCTTCGTTCTCGAAGTCAACAGTCTCTACAAGTTCACGTAGCTTCTCAGCTTGAGTGTCTGCTAGGTCACGAGAAGCTTCAGCGATAATTGTGTTACGCTTGTAAGTTTCTAGTTCCTCAGCAAGTGAGATTGCATCACCAGTAGTTGAGTTTAGCTTTTCTTCTAACTCATTTACTTGTTCTGCTAGTTCATCAACTAGGTCTACCTTGGACTCTGGAACTTCAACGTAAGACTCTACGAATAGGTCACGCATTCCGTTCATGAAGTTCTCAGCGATTTCAGTACGAAGACCGTTCTGGATCGCTAACTTGTTTTCTTCCATCCAAGATTCAACTACATAGTTAAGATATGAATCAACCTTACCAACTAGGTCAGTTTTGATCGACTCGACTTCTTCAGCAAGCTCTTCAGCATACTGCTCTTCTAGGCGAGATACTTCTTCAGAAAGCTTAGACTTAACCGCAGCCTCGAAGATGACCGAAGTCTTCTCCTTGAACTCTTCTGATAGTGTTGCTTCGCCTTCAACAATTGCAGCTAGTTCTGCGTTTGTATCAGCAGCTTCAAGATCATCAACAAGATCTGTTCCTTCGAACATCTTGTTAAATGCGTCAGTCAATTCTGCTTTCTTCATCTTAGAAGCAGCTTTGTACATAGCGTTAACCATGCCTGCCTTTGTTTTAGGTGGGGCAGTCTTTGAAGTGCTCTTTGCCGCCTTGTCTACAGTAGCGATTGACTCTGGCTCATCAACTGGTTGACTTACCTTTGCATCGCCCTTAGCAACAGGAGCTTTTGCTTCTTCGAGAGTTTCCTCCACGACTTCGTTTGTTTCAACATCTAGATCGCGGATTTCACTTTCTACTTGATTTAAATCAGTCATAGTGACTCCTTATAGTTTAGATTTGATTAACGAGAGGAAATTCTTGAACTCACGAATCTGCACTTCAGGTTGATGTGCGATAGGTGCTTGCTTAATTTCAGTCTCTATATCTTCAATGACTTGAGGTTCCAGAATACCATTATTCCAGACCCAATCAACACCTTCCATAATCCCATTAACGAAAGCATCCGGTGCACTTGGATCTTGTACGATATCTACCGTATTAAGAATAAAGTCTTCTTTGACGTACATTACGCCATTTCTACTCTCAAGACTTCCCATTCCACGAGTTGACACACCTAATTGAACACCGCCCTCTAAGAGACCTTTCACAATCTTACCCATTGGGGTATCCAAAATTTGTGCCTTTCCAACCACATCATTGCCTTCAAGTTTTAAGTCAGTAATAAGGTGGGAAACTTTATCAAGGTTAACAGTTGGACCCTCTGGGTGATTCAACTCACCGACAGCGCGCTTTTTGCTAACCTGTGTTTCAACGTACGTGTTTACAGCCTTTTCCATAATTGGTTTAGGGTATACACGCCCATTGCGATTCTTTTTGTCTGCTTGCGCGAATACACCTTCAATCACATAGTTTTTCTCGCCATTCTCTTTGGCTTCAACGATGCACTCGATGTCGTTTTCTACGTATTCGCTAATCAGTTTCATTTTATTTTCCTAAGTCCTTTAGGACTTGTTTTGCGGTTGATTCCGCTTCTTTCTGCGACTTGAATGTATCGACAGAATCACCATCGATACTTAGGTGAAAACCTTTATTCGTTTTTGTGATTACGACAGGATAACCAGACATCTTCTTTTTGAAGACTACCTTGTCCTTTGCCTCTCGTAACTCCCTAAAAGTTTTCACGTTTAGTCTCCTTTAGAAGGTATTTATACAAAAAAGTTTTTTAAATGAAACTTTTTGTTATTAGACCTCTTCTTCAGTCTCTTCAGACTCAGCTGAGCCAAACTCTTCAGCCTCAGATCCATATTCGACTTCGGAAGTAACATCATCCTCGACCTCTTCCTCATCATCAAACTCAACTGGCTCAACGCCGTTGAAGATCTCATCTGCGACCGCAATCTTTTCAGCATCCAATGCGTCCTGCACCTTGTTACCCAAAATGTCATTAAACATGGTTTCTGCGCTATTGAAGTTACCACCTTGAAGTGCATCAACAAAACTGCGAAGAGGGTCAAGTGTATCCTCTTCGGTTTCTGCTGCAACTTCTTGATCTACAACTTCTTCTTGGTCTAATGTATTATCTAAATCACTCATAAATTTACCCTTTATTCATCTTCAGTTTCACCACCGGACGCCTCTGTCTCAGTGTTAATTTCTTTCACCATTTCTTCGATGTCTTTCTCGTCGAACATCATGACGTTTTTCATAACCCATGTACGTGAAAAGTATTCGCCTACATAACTAGAAATTTGATCCATAGTAGCTAAACGCTCACGTAATAGTTCTGAATCTTTTAGTTCAGCAAAGTGGTTGTCTCTATTATAGTCAACCTGTATTTCGTTTTTCCAAGACTCCCAATCTTGTTCAGTACACACACCTTTTAAAATTAATTGTTTCTTTAGGACGCCTATGAACAAATGTGAAAACTTCTTACGCAGACGATCAATAAACTTCTGGAATTTTACTTCATCGCGATTTATTTCTGTAGATCTACCTAAAGAGAACTGTGACTCTTGCTCGAGGCGATTTAGTGGTACATTCAAAGAACGATACAGCTTCTTTTGAAAATAAATGATGTCGTCGATCTGACCTAAGTTCTCACCACCAGGCAAAGTACTAATCTCTGTACCACGTCCACCTTCACGACGCGGCAACCAAAAGTCTTCGAGCATCGACATATGCTTACGGTCATCTTTTAATTCACCTGAGTTTGCATCATAAACGATCTTATTACGATAACGCGCCATGATGTCTTTCAAGTGTTGCTCTGCTTTACCCTTTGGTAGATTACCTACGTCGATATAAAAAATTCGACGTTCAGGTGCACGAGCCATACGATAGATGACCAAAGAGTCTTCCATCATACGTAACTGGTTTACTGGTTTGATTGCTTTTTGCAGGTAAGATAGGACGCGCTTTTTAGACGTATCTAATAGTCCTGAAGTAACATACGAAACAGAATCCGGTGTTAATTTCACACCAGTTGCAGCTCCACCCTTCTCTTGGAAGATGTAAAACTCATTGACCTTATCAACTAACTTTGCGCCAGTTTTTGGATCTTTTTTGTATTTTACCTCTTTAACTTTACGAATCTTAGTTGCATCAATAGGACGAATTTCTTGGATGCCTGCTTTTAAGTTAGATTCGTTTACGACTAAGTGATGATACATACGACCATCAATATACCAACCACGGAACATATCATGGCCATGTTCCTCAAAATTTAACATAGAAAGAATATTATCAAATTCTTCGGTGATGGTTTTCTTGATTTTTTCTGGTGCTTCAACTTTATCTAAATTGATGCTAACTGATGCCTCCATTTCTGAAGAAACTACTGACTCATTAATAATATCCTCAATGGCAGCATCACATTCTGGATGTTCTGCAATTGCACGATATTTACGAATCAGCTCTGAATTGTCTTTAGCAGCACCACCGTCCATATCGATGTACTGACCAAAGTAAGAACCTGACGCAGAGACATACCCAGCCCCGTCTTCATCGACTTTTGGTACGATTGACGGTGTCTTATTATCTTCATCCTTTTTGTTTTGAACACGTTTTAGTTCAAACCCGAATGCTTGAAATATATTCTTGTCGTCTGCCATATAATCCTCAAATAATAAAATGGGGGGTGTTTAACCACCCCCTATCAAACTTACTTATAATACCATTAACTAGTGGTATTTGACTCCCAATATTGAATAGAAAATGCTACTTCAAACTCTTCAACTGTATCGACAGTATCATACGATAGATCAATTGCGCTAACGCTGTTAGGGAATGCGCCACGGAAGTTGTAGGTCTTCAATACGCCACCATCCTTATCTAGCTGATCTACAATTAGATCTGCCTGATATGCAACAGGGTTTGTGAAACCCGTGTTTGCAGTGTGACCATTGATTCCATTCATCCAACGCTCCATTGCGTTACGGACTTCGAAACCTGTATCGTTGATTACTGTAACTGACCAATCCTCAAATGTACGGTCACCAGCAATCTTCAACTGACGACCACGGAATGGTACTTCGACAGCATTGATTGTTGATGCAGGCAACTGTGCGCCTTTGCACATGAATGAAGTTAGTTCTGCATTACCATCGGCATACGCTGGGAAATTTAGGGTTACACGGAATAAATTAGGACGTGCACCGCCACCCTTTAGTTTTGCTTTAAAATCATCTACTCTTAGTGACATGATTATTCCCCCTATACTGTGCCGACGACTTCTTCAAACTCAACACCAGTTCTCACTGCTACGAAGTTTAGAGTTACGTAGTTGATTGAACGTGCTGGCTTGATGAAGCAAGATGCGACGAATTCGTTGCGATCAATAACTTCTGGCGTGTTGTTTGTTTCGTCACAAACAAGACGGAAATCAGTGATACCGCGACGACCCTGAACTTCACGTAGGAATGGTTCTACGACGTTTGCGAACTCTGCACGAGTAAACTCATCGTTTAGTTCGAACATTACGTTCTCTGCAGCTGCAGAAATTGCACGTTCTAGAACTAGGAACAGACGACGTACGTTGATGCGATCGAATGCAGACGGGCGAGACATGTGAGTCTTGTCACCGTAAAGCATGATACCCTGGCCAGGGAAACTGACGATTGGATTGATTCCTGCTTTGTATAAACGATCACGGTCTGTCTTAGATGGATTGACTAGAATGTCAGTGACACCCAAGTATTGACCTCGACGTGAACCTGCTGGTGAGAACCAAGGTGCATCTGTTACGTCACCTGCAGCCATGATGCCTGCAGTTGATGATGCCGCTGGAATGTTCTCGTACTTATCGTTGAACTTGTCATAGACCTTCAACCAGTTGCCATCGACAACTAGGTATGATGAGTTTTGTGCTAATGATTCTACATGCGACAACATTGCGTCTACAGTCAATGCGCCAGTGAATGCTGGTGAAACAACTGCGATACAATCCTTACGTGCTTCTGCGATACTTACCAATTCTTGTTGGATTGTAACAGCAGAACTTTGACCGCCAGCTGGTGGGACCAAGAAGTCGATCTGGATAGTGTCCTTATCTCCGAATACGCCGTATGCAGCAACATATTCTGGAGTAGTTCCATCATCACCATTTTGTAGTGGATATTGACCAGCAGTTGGAATGCCTGATAAATCTACCCAAGATGAACCTGCTGTTACAACGTCTACGATGTAGTTAGTTGAACCGTTGTCTAGTTTTGCGTTTGGATCTGTTGAGACGTATTCAAACGTATCCACAACTTCTCCCGCAACTAGAACAACAACGTGCAGTTCATCTCCTACTGGAGCAGAAGAGAAAAGACCTTGATATGCCCACGGATCAGTGCTTGCATCTACCATCACTGGAACTTCCTGTGTGACAGGTGTTCCGTCTGACTCAAGTACTGGGTTACCATCTGAGTCAAGTACAGGAACAGTTTCTGTGACAGGGTTGCCATCTGAATCTGTTGCTTGAACTTGAGTGTCAGAAGTGTCAAGCCAGTGAGCAGCGTCACAGACTTCGACGACTACTGAGTTACCTAGTTCGCCTGGATATTTTGCAGTGAATGGTGCAGCAGTCGCAGCTGCAGAACCTGTTTTAGCAGCGCGTACAACGAATGCGCTTGAAGAATATTTTAGAAAATGCGCGACAGACAAGAAGTCGCCTGTGTATGCATCTCCCGCTAGAGGAGACCCGAAAGTTGACGCCAGTTCAGATTCGGTACCGACCAGTACTGGTGTATTTACAGGGCCCCAGTTAAAATCACCAACGAATGCACCTGTGGTAGATGTGACCGATGGGACAACCCCAGTTAGATCAATCTCACGAACAGTTACCGCCGGTGACTCAGAAAATTTAAGAGCCATAATAGTGTCCTTTTGTTAAGGTATAATAAGTTATCATAATACGGTATAATTATTTCAATGTATCTATTTATAATAAAAGAATATTTACCATTCTTCAGGGTCATAATTGGCCCAACCCATACTGTAGGGATCGTCTTCCGCAACTACAGGTATGTGTGGGTTACCGTCATCTATTATACCAAACGGAGGAACATCGTCCTCAATCTCTTTCATACGTTGATCGAATAGCATCTGTTTTAAATTTACATCTGTCATATCACCGAACGACTGAGTACCTACAAAGTATCCAAACATTACAAGATTCATCATTAAGTCATCGTGGTTACCATCACTCGCCTCGAATGACTGACCTTTAGATACAAATGTAGAGATCTCCATGATAGTGTTTTCATCGACAATCTCTAACTTTCCTGCCTCGATGATGTCTTTGATCGACGAGCACCCGATGCGCTTTACTTTACGGTCCATGCGAATACCAATCGCATCTGATTTGATTGCAGACTCAAGGTGAATGTTCTCATATTCAAGCTCTTGATACAGTCCTACACAAACGACCATTCCTTGATCGTTGTTTTCTACTACAACATATGCCTCGTTATACAATGTTGCGTACTTGTAAATTACATTTGGATACAATATTGGAGAAATTTTATTATTTCTGTATACACACACTTGTCTAAATGGTTGATTGGTGACATCAATAATATTAAATGTGGAATAATCTTGTCCACGCCCTTGACAAACATCCACAGTCATGATATATTGATGGTCTTGTTTAGGTTCTTCATAAACGCATAAGTCTCCACCTTCATATCGATGTATGGGTTCTCTAGCTCTTAAATCAAGAAGCACCTGACCCTCAATGAGAGTATTCCCTGTACCGAAAAAGGTGTTACCAAATTCTTGATCAAACTGCAGACTTGAAGTGTTTGCGATTGTTTGTTCTTTCCATTTGTCATCACGGCCCGGCACATCCCACCAATCCACACGGAATGGCGTATATTCATTTACACCTTGTACAGCACCTTCCCATATTTTATGGTAGGTGTTACCAATACCATTGGCGGTTGACGTGATGATGACCTTAGTGTCCTTACCCGATGAGATTACCGGATAGGTAGATGTATAGAACTCTGCCGCGTTCTCGACGAATGCAAACTCATCTAAGAACAGCAGGTTGACCGACATACCACGAATTGATGATCCGGATGTCGCTGCAGCGATAATACGTGAGTTATTAGAGAATTCTAGCGAACCTTTGTTCAGTGCCTTACACCCTGGCTGTAGAAAGAAAGGTAGATTCTCTAACATGAGCGTGACACGCGCCAACATCTCACGTGCAGTCATACCTTTGTTTGCAAGGATTGCGATGGTTTTCTCTGGATGGAATAGGGCATACCATAAAAGGTATCCTACCGAACTAATCGACTTACCCGACTGACGACAAGCCAATACGATATTGAATCGATTGTCGTTAAAGTGCTGAAACATCTTCTCCTGATACGGATAGAGTTTAAATGGCACTAGACCTTTATCAAGGTGCACTACTTTAACATACTTTCGACAGAAGTATGCAGGATCCTTCATGCACTTTTTATACTCACGCAGTTTCTTGGCGTCCCATTCTTCTGCGACACCATCCTTTTTAACTAACGGATTGCCTAAGTAGGAGTTCTTTGTATAACTACTCATCTTTGTCGTCGTGGTCTATAGTTTTTTCATCACCCAATAGCATACGCTGTAAATCAGTCGTTGACCCGACAAATAGATTGTTATTAGTAGTTGTTTCGGCAGGTTTATCTTCTTTTTTGAGCTCTTTCTGTTTCTTATTAAGATCCATCAATTTATCATTGACATCTGCAATGCCTTTGATCATATTGGATAATACTTCAAATGCACGTGGATGCTCAGACTCGCGTGCTACTTCAATCATGAGATCAAGTGACTCACGACCCTTTTCTATTAGATCATAGTAAGTATCGCGAGAGTATTCATAATCTTGTTCATGAACAAAATTTTCTTTTTGCTCTTTGTCAAATAATGCTGGCGGTTTACTACGGTCTGACATTATGAATCACTCGTAAAATCATTATCATTTATTTGGATTTGGAATCCATAGTCGCTATCTGGACTTACATCAATTGGATCTGGCGTCACTTGAATATTTTCAACAAAGCCTGATCCATTATTATCTATAAGATTTAGATTGGTGTTTACTTCACGAATAGCTGGACCGCTATATTCTGGACCATAAAAATTGACACGCATGTCAAAACTCATTGTGTATATGATGGTACGACGTTGTTCTACTGGACCTTCGTAGTCATCCTGAAAACTAACCCCTGTTAAACTAATCGGAATATCTTCTTTAATATCTGGTTGATCAATAAAAGGTTTAACAGTTATACTATATTGAGGTGCGAAGTATGGTATAATTTGTTCGACCACTTGAAGTGCATCGTCTTGTGATCGAGCATATACATTTAATTCAAACGACAGCGTGTAAGGAACGCCAACATAATATTTCTTTGCGCGTTGATTATCACCAGTGACTGAAAATTGATTTATCTTAGGTAGCTGTCTTTGAGCATCGTAAGCAATTGATGTGATCTCAAATGACATGCGCGGAAGTTTCAGGGCAACGCGACGTTCTGCTTGCTCTCCTTGTGTCATTTCCTCTAGACGTTCAATAAAAGAACGCGCAGGTGCATACGACAAAGGAACTTTAACCTGAGACAGAACCTTTCCATTACTGTTTGTTCTTAAAACATGTAAGTCATCAAACATAGAACCGAACAAAGCCACGCATGACCTTACTCGTTTATGATAAAAATGTCCACCCATCATTAGATTATATCTCCAAACGGATTTGACTCACTAAAATCTAGGAAGTCATTTGCAAAGTCATCGAACTGTGTCTTCTGATCGAGACGATCGAGTTCATTGATACCCTCATCTTGAGAGGTTGGAGTCAGCTGGGCATTCTCACCTATGACCGCTCGATCTGTTGCCCACTCATGATATTTACCGTCTGTACCACCTGTATGTGCAATCTTTAACAAACGCGTTTCTGGATTGAATGCAGTTACTTCGCCTTCTAATGTAAATGTATCAAAGTTTTGCTGAACTGTTTCACCGACCGTGTAATATTGATCAGCTGGTCCATCCTCCATAACCAACTCGTACTGAAATGCATGTTCCTCTTCGACCTGATCGATTGCCTCGATACCCGTGTCGAAATCTTCGTCTGAGAACTCGAACAACTCGCACTGTAGTCTGAATAATGGTAGTTGAGATAGTTGATAGAATGGTGATTCAGTAAAGACACGCTTTACTTCAAACAAAGATTCTGATAAAGGTAAAAATATAAGGTCGCCTTCACGTGGACGGAACTGGTGTTCTTCAACTAGACGATCACCCACCAACTCTCTCCAACGGCGACGTGCAATAACAAACGTGGCTTGGTCTCGCAACTCGATACCAAACTTAGTGAATAGATCGCCTTCACCTTCAAACCCTTCTGCGTTCTCGATGTAGGTTTCTACTTTGTATGCGTCAGAGAATTGTGATTGAATTGCATCTAGAAAAATGTCTTCACGCTCGACCACCTCTCTTGGAAGATAGTAAACATCCTGGCCGTAAAATTTAATCGCCTCAATAACAATGTCTTCGTAAAGACTCTGTTCACCACGATTCTTTAAACTGATATATGGGTTGGTCGCCATATCTTACCCCATAAAGAACATTGGGCCTTCGTCTTCGTCCATACGGAAGCGCTCAATAATTCTTTCAATGTCTGCTAGTGCATCTTCATAGATAAGACGTGCGTTAACGGTAACACCGCCAGGCAGTGCCATACCGTCGAATTTAATTAGGTTAAGACC